GGTAACGGAGGCGGCTGTACGCTGCTCCGGTTGTTTTCCGATGGCTCGGCGGGTGTATCGACCGTCTGTTCGCTTCTCTGACCGACGCCGTCTTTCAATGAATCGGCCTGTTGGCGTTGCTCGCCGTCAAGGCCACGCAGGAATACCGACGCATCGGCGTCCGTTGCATCGGCTCGCAAGCCGATGCTTTCCAAATACTTTCTCAATTTCGGGTTCATGAAATGATCCTCACTTGGTTGATCGGTCCGGATCTTGCTGCGGGCATCCGCACCGATCGGGACCAAAGAGACTTCTTTCAGTTGCCATCGCGTGGTGATGCGCAACGTGCGCCCACGCGCGGTGTACGATCTTCCGCCGACAACGGCGGTTTGTCCTGGGCGAATGTCGGTGTATTCCGTCGATCGGTAGCCGGCCGAAACGTCGCGGATATGCCCGCCTCGCGTTTTCAGCCAAGCCCGTTCGGAAGTTTCATCCCCCTCGGCAAAATATAATCGCCCTTTGACCTCGTGTTCCGTGGTCTGGATGCCACGGGCCGACCCCAGAACGTCATCCAATGACCATCGTGAGTGGTTGGCCAGCATGGGGATCTGGTCAGGTATCTCCGCACCGTCAACTCGGAGAACTTCATCAATCAACGCGCCGAGGCGATAATCGTAGACCGTTACCGGCTCATCAGTGGCGATAACCGCTTCCACGGAACGTGTGTCGTTGTCAACCGACTCAGCCCGGACAGTGATGTTTCTGATCGTCAAATCGCGAGTTGCAATCGGGCTTTCGCGCGTCGTCAGATCGTCGAGGCCAATAGCTGGGGTTGCGTGGCGGATTTCCTCCTCTGCTAACCTTTTTCCGACCTCGCCCTTTTTTTCGGTTGGAAGCCCTTGGTAGAATTTCATGGCTTCTTCGTCGCTGACGCCAAGCGGCAATCCGTATTCCTGCTCCAAAATGGAACGTAACCGGCTATCCATTTACAATACTCCTTGCGTCATCGGCCGCTCGATTCTCGGCGGCCTTGGCGTCTTCTTTGTCGTCGCCCTCTTCTGGATCAACATCGGTGGTGACTGTTTCACTGCCGCCCATGTAAGCCGGCAACGGCAAACCAGCCTTCTCGAACTTTTTCTTCTCACTAACCAGTGTTGCGATATGACGATCGACACTAGTGCCGCTTTCGGCTAATTCAGCCGTCAAGCTCGACTGCCGCGTTGCAAGGCGTTTCTCCGAGGCAGCGGCCTCTTTGAGTGGATCGACGTGCGGACGGACCGGCCATGTCCATTGATAGCTCACCTTCGCCGGTGGCTTTCGAAGCGCCTGATAGGAAAACCTTGCTTCAGCCAAAACAAGGTTGACAAGCCGGCTTAGCGTTCCGTAGCTCTTGTTGGTGCCAGAAATAAAATACTGCACCCACTGGACAAATCGCGCCCATCCTTGGCCGTCAAACCTAGCCGACGAATAGTTGTGGCGCGAAGCATCCAACCGCATGATCATCAACGGCATCGACATGGGCCGGCCAATTTCGCGTTGACGTTCGGCGCGGTAATCGGGGTACTGGACGAGAGGTTGACCGCCCGTAAATGTGTAGGGCTTCCAGCCTGGCGGAGCCATCGGGATCACACGGCGCTCAATAGTTAGAAGTTCCGGCGTTGGCCATGCTTCGTCTGGACAGTCGTTGTACAACATTCCATGAAGGCCAGCGGTTGTTCTCGAAGCATCTTGCACCTGGTCGTCGTAATCTCGCAGGTCGGCGGCAGGCTGCAATGACGGCGTCAACCAGGGGTAGCCGCGGGCTTGCCGCTCTTCCTTGAGCATAAATTCATGGATTACAAGATCGGGCGGCCACGGTTCGGTTGTGCTGGAATACCCATCGGCGCTTGATTTTTCAAACCAATACCGCGCAACCCTATCAAGTTCGGTGGTCTCGAACTCTACACCCATCACCATGCGAGGGTCGCCGGCTCGATCCATCGGATTGACTAGATCGCGGGCATGTTTCGGCCGAAGTCGCATCTTCACAGGTCCCGATGCTCGCCGATCCGTGTCTATTTGCGCCAAGAACTCGCCGCATCGCGGGAGATTTTCGACCCACAGTCGCAATAGCGACGTCCCTGAAACATTTGGTCTGAATGTTGGGGCGGCAAACCAATCGTTCCAAACTCCCTCTGCCGCGTTGTTGTACGCCTCATTATCGCTTTGAACTTCAAGTGTCGGCCCATCGGGGCCGACGACGTCGTCGGCCAGCGTGCCAAGCATCCCCGTGATGGTGCCATTTTGTCGAGATTCATAAATGCTTCTGGCTCGAACCTCGGACAACTGATCCGACAACCAGTCATTGATAGGACGATCCGACCCGGCGACGTAGGTCCAATGAGCGGAGTTAAGCCGGTTCGTCTCGGCGGCCTCCCAATGGCGCGCTGCCCACATTGGCATTGACTCATACTGATTGCCATCCGGCGCGGCCGAAACGACCATCCGGTTTCCATCGGCGTCAAGGATTTTACTGACTCGGACGCTCATCAATCCGTAACCCTGGCAAAGTTGATTTTGGATGTACGGAACGCTCCACTGGATGCAATATCTGCCGAACGTTGTTCGCGGCGGCATTCGGCAATCAGGGAATCCAGTTCGCTCGGCGTCCATCGGATGCCCTGGGTATTTCCACCGGCCGCCGCCGTCATATCGGGCATCGTTGCCCGTCGCGCCTTGATGGCCATCAGTTTGCGAACGGCAGTGCACCAATCGGCCGCATCCATCGCGGCGATCGCCTCATCGCAAAGAGTGTTAAGCTGAATAAGACTCATTGCCGGCTACTCGATGGCTGTCAACTCTTCTTCCTTAAACCACGAATCGCTTTTTTCGCGCTGGACCCACACCTTCTTGCATGAGGTGTCATCGAGCGAAAGGTTACGAACGATTCCGATGTCACCAAAGGGTGTTTTGACTCTCTGGTCGATGGAAAATGCGAATTCAACTTGCGTTAGGGCCACGATGCACTCCCGAGTATTTCCGATTGATTATCTGGACGTGAAACACTGATCTTTGGCGGGCGCAAACAAAAACGGTCATGCAAGGATGCAGCCCTGCACGGCCGTCTTTGTGCGATTCGTCGGGTAGCTAGCCCGCCGTCCCGCCTCGATCAGTTATGTTAAAATCAGAATAACAGCCGAACGTGAAGTTGCAATACCATTGTTACAGCATCTGTAACAATTACCTCTCCGGGGTGGAAATCGCTCTCGGCACCTTCTTCGTTTTCCCACACTCGGGACATTTATACCAACGAAAGGCTTTTCTCGTGCTGCTTACTTTCATTTCAGTGCCGCAGGATTGACAATCAGGTGGCAATTTCGTTTTGTCAGGCTGTTCCTGTGCCGGTTCTGCAATATCCAAACCGTCTTCAAAATCATCCTCTTGCGACGGCTGATCGACATCGCCTACGTCATCATCTTGAATTGAGAACAACAAAAAGCAATGTCCGCACCGCGCTTTGCCAAATCTTCCATACCATCGCTTTGGATTTGGTTTTTGCAGGATACGCGAATCGCGGCAACCGCAACGCGGACACTCTGGACCGCTGGCCGGCGTGAGTAGAATCATGCCGACCTCCTTCCTGATTTCATTTGTTGGGCGTACCACCCACCGGCCTTCTTGATTTTCTCCATATCCTCCGATCGCGAGTCGCTCGCACGAAGCAGCTTGATGCCAAGCATGTTGGCGGCGACATCGGCCATGTAACTCGCATCGAGGTAGTGGTTGGTATCGCTTTTCGATTTCCAACGCCTTTTGAGCGTCCCTTTAACGCTTTCCTCAATCTCAACTTCCGCCGTGATGTGTTTGGAGTAGGAAAAATGAGACTTTTCGTCGAAGCTAAGCCGATCACCATCGCCTGATTCGCCGAACAAAAACAACGTGCCAGGCTTATCGGTCGGCGTCATCCATCGATCGTGTTCCCACGCCTTCCAGCGGTCGGCGTCCATGCAGACCAACCAAACACGCTTCTTGGGCTGCCGTGATAAAAACCATCCGTCGCCGACCTTTTTATTGTCGGTAGAGCGCACGGGTGGAGAAAAATTAGCTTGAGT